CGAAGAATATCTTTAGAATTATGTTTGCCGATATAAGTCTTAAGTTCTTTAAGAAGATACTTATAAACTTTGGCACCAAGTCTAACGTCTTGTTTCATATAGTTAAACATTTCCATGTTAAACTCTTCGAAACCACCTTGATAGTCACCCTTATAGTCTTTGAAGAATTCACCCCATTGCTTTAAAGAGTGACCAAACCCGAACCTACGATAGTTAAGGACTTGGCTCATTACTTTAGTACATTGTACATTCGATTTAGGTTTCCAGCCTGTTAGCCTTGTTAAGGCAGGAACATCATAGCCAAATGCGTTATGAGCTACAATAGTATCTGCCTTATCAAGCAATTCTAGGAATTCGCTTAATTGATTAGGAAGGAACCAGTGTTCCTCCCCTGTATCAATATTAACAGCACCTGCACAATGAAACTTTGACAACTTAGGTAGTAAGTTATCAGCTTCAATATCAAATACTAGTCTCATCTACTTGTCTCATTTCTTTTGACATGTTATAAAGAAGATAGGCAAGGCAATCTCCATAGGCATCTTCTAAAGTGCCTTCCCAAAACATTCTTGCCCAATATTCTAAGGCATCTGCTAGTTCAGAATATTTTCCATTGCCTAGATCAAATTCTAACTCATCAAGTGCGCTTGGATTCTTCATACATCATTTCCACTTCTGTTTCTCGATAGATTTCATAGGCTTCGTACGCCTTATGCACAGCTGCACGTATAGACATATCATTATGAAAGTCTCTATACATACGAGCCATTCGGCGTATATACGCTTGCTCAAACTTTTTAATCACCAATAAGTCCTTTTAATAGTTCTATATTGTTTTGAAGGTTATCACACATTTCATCTAGCATGTCTGACTCATAGTTACAAGTCTCATGAAGATAGTGTTGTGCAGTATTTAACGCCTCCAAAGCTTTTTCTAAGTCAGGTTTACAACGTGCAAGCTGACGTTCTTGTTCAATATTCCAAGCATCTGTTTCTGTCATCATATGATATCTCCATCTACAAAATCTGGCCAACCTTCATTGTAAGCTTCTGCAAGTTCTTTCTCAAACTTAGCATGACTATCAAAGTAACTAATTAGCCTTTTAAGATCTTTTACAGCTTCCTTATGAGCAGGTCCATAAGCAAAATAATTATTACTATTACTGTCTTCAGGATTCCATTCTTTAAGATCGTCTTCTATAGTATTTTTAATAGAAGCTAAAAGATTAGCTATTTGTTGATTTGTCATTTTCGATTACCTCTACTAATCGTCTTGCATACCACTCTATCTTACGAGCATCTTGAAGTTTAGAGTCTTTTTTACCTAAACGACAAGCATACTTAAATACTTGTCCTAGTAAATGAGATTCAACACCGTTGTGATGCGCAAGAATGTATTCCATTAAATCCATATACTCTAAACCGTCAGGATGAGAAGCATAAGCATAACTAGGAATCATTTTGTAGTGTTTAGGGTTGATAATTTGGTCTTGTTCATCCTGAGACATTTCTTCAAAGTTTCCATGAAAGTCTAAGTTCTCTTTAAGTTTTTCAGAACCACCAAATACTTTTCCCATTAAGTCTGGAATCTGATCACGAAAACGTATATCATCTTTAACGTCTACTACTTCCATACCATCATATTCTTGTTCAAAGGCTGCTTCTGTCATTAGTCTCTTTTCTATTCTGTTATAGTTGTTATCTAGCAAGAATTTAGACCACTCAGATATATCTTGATGATCTTCAAAAACCTTTTCTTTACCCATATAAGTACCAATAATATAGCCTGTATTCCCTACAGATCTTTCTATTGCCCACTTATCAATAGCTTGTTGCCAAGAATTAGTTATAAGTTCTTGTTCACCGCTTATCATTACCTGATAGATTATGCTCATCTTCTTTTGCCTTTAACTCTTGAACGTGTCTTTTTAATGCTGCCTTGTTTTGAAAGCCATGCATTTGAGCCGCTAACTGTTCTGCCTCATAACGAGTATAACCAGCGTCATACTCTAAGATAGCTGCTCTTTCTTCATACTGGTCTTCTAGAATTACCCAATCATCATTACCATCTATTGTACTCATCAGACAACTCCTGTTCAAAGTACTCGCCATATTCTTTTATAAGATACTCTTTTACTCTAGGTGGAGCATATTCATGTTTATCTAGGCTCCATATATCTGTAATAGTAACTTCTCGCCAAAAAGGTTCATCATCATAACCTCCTCCTTCAGCAATATCTGCATAAACTTCAAACTCTGCCCAAGGCATATGTCTAACGTCTACAGCAAATACTTTCCAAACCTTATCAGTTTGCATTAGTATAACTCCATAACTGGTTTACCTTCATGAGTTCTTAGCCTAACCAAAGTTCCTTCTTCAATTGGTTCTTTAGTGTCAGCCATCACAAAGCTATTGTATTTATAAGGATTATAGGTCACAAGTCTTCCTGGACCCAGGTTAAAAAACATATCAGGCTCTACGTTACCAACAACAAAAGCGTGTACATTCTTAGATTTATCTTTTAATACTTTCTCTCGTCCAGCTTGTCGTACAACAAACTTTGGTAGACCTACTACTACAGAGTCTTTATGAGCTACTACTTTACCGTAGTTCTCTTTCTCTCGGGACTGAATTGAGAAAATATTTTTGTGTAAATTCCAATACACGGCTGCTTTCATTTTAGCCTCCTGCGACTTCATTCCAAATACGCTGATCAAGGCTAGAAGTATAACCTTCAGGCCTTAATGCTGCTTCTATCTGAAGCGCCTCATTACGCTTAAGATTACACCCAATAATTTTAAACCCGATTTTATTTTTAGGTTTAAACATATCAAGCATTTCAATTACCTTGCGTTTTTTAGGACGCAAACCTAATTCGCATTCTTTTGACTCGATACGATAACGTTCAGGTACTTCTTCATAGGGTGCAATACCAATATAACCCCAACGAAGTTCATCTGAAGTCCATCCAACAGCTTTACCTGTGTAAAACCAATGATAGACATAGTAAAGTGGACCTTTCTTTTCTTTGTGAAAAAGTTCCATTTCTTCTGAGTACCATTTAGCCATTTGCTTCTCCAAAGTATTTTTTTAGGTATTTCATTAATCCCTTGACATTGCCAAAGAACTCTACTGTATCGTGCATTACGCCTTCAGGACCAAGAATAGCAATTTCAGGTTTACCATCTATTGATACTATAGATAAGTCGTGTGCATCGTCAATTTTAACGATTACTTGTTGATGGTCAACTTTCATTTATACTCCTTTCCATCTTCCCAAGCCTTTAAGATTTTAGTTTCAACAATACGGGCGTCATAACCCCCTGCTTTGAAGTTCTCATACCACTTATGAGCCTTTTCATAAGTATCATAGGCACCGCCTTCAGGCTCCCACCACCAAAAACCTTCTTCATCTTGCATCCAAAGATGCACTTCATACATTCTAGGGCTAAATCCCATTAGTCAATCCTTTTTGGTTCATATGGATAATTCCAATTCCAAGTCTCATCACCTGTACTATAAAAGTCTCCACCATCCGTGTTCTCTTTTACCCATTGCCCCCATTCTTCTTCGGGGACTTCATCAGGTATAAATAATTCTGCTTCTAACTCAGTAAGCAGAGTTGCTTGTGCTCTGACCATAGGCATTAGTAGTACTCCTTTACAGCTTCTACAGCATCATCTAAGGTGTAGTGTTTTTCTGTTGCCATAGCCTCATAAAACGGATGAATAAAGTCACCCTCGTTAGCCCATAGAATAATAATTTTATTCTTAGTATGCGCAAACATTAGTTCCATAGAAGTTCCAGTACCTCGACCAGAGTTTCTACGTACATCAGCAAGCACAACCTTTGAATTAGCAATATCTTGCAAGTCTTGTTTAAAGATACGCTTACAAGTGTTCATAGTTTTAGTAACATCTTGCAGATTTTCTGTAAGTTGATCGTGAAAGCTAACTCTACGAGTAGGATCCAGAGTTTCAATATCAGAGAGATAAAGATGGTGACTAGCGGTCTTTCTCCACCGTGTCATCGTTTCTTTTGAGCAGTCTTCCATTGGACCTGCTAAGTATACATAGTCTTTCATTAGACTTGTCCTTTATTTTCTAGAGCTTTTTT